CGGCCGACCTTCACCACCGGCTTGCGGCCGGCGAAGGTCAGCACCACCGCCATCTGCAGGATCAGGCGGAAGGTGTCGCGGATATTGTCGGTCGAGAACTCCTTGAAGCTCTCGGCGCAGTCGCCGCCCTGCAGAAGGAAGGCGTCCCCCTGCTCCACCTGCGCCAGTTTCGACGTCAGGCGGCGCGCCTCGCCGGCGAAGACGAGCGGCGGCAGGGCGCGCAGTTCGTCCTCGACCACGGCCAGAGCCTTGGGATCGGGATAGTCCGCCGGCATGTGCAGGGCGGTCTTGGTTCTCCAGCTTTCGGGGGTCCAGCGTGTCATCGTGCAAGAATAGGGCTTTGCGCCTGTCCAAACAACGAAAACACGGATGGATTTTGCGGCGCAGGATCAGTCTTCGGCGGACGGCGCCTTTTCAGTCGCATTCTCCGCCTTGCGCTGGGCCTTCGCCGCCGCCTTTTCGGCCGCCTTCGCCGCCGCCGCCCGCTCGCGTTCCTGCCGTTCGAAACTATAGTTGGGTTTGCGAGCCATCGGGCGGTCCTTTCGTCAAATCGCGTCGCGGACAAGGTGGCGGCATGACGGGGCGGACGCAATGCGCCAAATCCATCCGTCGCCGGATTGACGTCAGAGCAGGCGTTCCTGCCGCGTCACGAACTTGGTCAGGGAGTCGAGCATGATGAGAAGGCGAGCGAGCGGGGTCATGACCCAACAACGCCCCGACGGCGAACCTGTTCGCCGGCGCGAACCTTGGTCGCACCCGATGCGCGCTGCGACGAGAGGCGAATGTCGCCCTCTTGGCGCACACCCGATAGCCAGACGGAAGCAAAGCCGATGACGCAAACCCTATTGCTCGGCGGCGTCGAGGCGGGCGGCACCAAGTTCGTGTGCGGCGTCGCCGATGGCGATGGCCGGATTTTGGAGCAGGTCCGCATTGCGACGACGACGCCCGATGAAACCCTGGCCGCGGTCGACGCCTTCTTCGCCGGAACGGCGGCGGCCCACGGCCCTCTGGCCGCCCTGGGCGTCGGCAGTTTCGGGCCGCTATCGCTCCGCCCTGATGCGCCAGACTATGGTGCGATCACCACGACGCCGAAGCCGGGCTGGAGCGGCGCCAACCTCCTGAGCCATCTGCGGCGCACGGCGGATACGCCCACGGTGCTGACCACCGACGTCAATGGCTCGGCCGTTGGCGAAAGGTTGTTCGGCAGCGGACGCGGGCTGGACAGTTTCTGCTACGTCACCGTGGGCACGGGGGTCGGGGTGGGCGTGATGATCGACGGACGACCGCACGGCGGGGCGAACCATCCAGAGGCCGGGCATATCCGAACGCCGCGTGCAGAGGGCGACACCGCATTCCCTGGCGCCTGCCCCTTCCACGGCGACTGTCTGGAGGGCTTGGCCAGCGGATCGGCGATGCAGATGCGGTGGGGCGCACCCGCCGAAACCCTGCCGCAGGACCATCCCGCCTGGGCGATGGCGGCCCACTATGTCGCCAGCCTTTGCGCCAACCTGACCTATGTGCTCAGACCCCAGCGCATCATTATCGGCGGCGGCGTCATGCAGCCGCACCTCTACGACAAGGTCAGACGGGCGCTGATCCAGCAGTTGGGCGGTTACGACGCGAGCGTGCGCGGCCTGGACATGGACGACTACATCGCCGCACCGTCAGCCGGCGCTTCCGCAGGCCTTTATGGCGCACTGGCCTTGGCTTATCGCGAGGCGACAGGGGACTGGCCGACTGACTGGATGATCTAGCAGCCGACGCCGATCAGAGATCCTTGGCGGGGCCGTTCGGCTCGTCGGGTTCGCCGTCCGCATCCTTGTCGGTGAAGTGCGCCCGCCGTCTCCCCTCGAACATGCCGGAAAGCGCGAACAGGGCGCCGGCCAGAACGACCGCGCCGACGAACAGGATGATCAGTTTCATGGACCTGAAATGCGCGGTTCGGCGCCGGGTTCACATCGACGCCCATTTACATTTGGAGAAGATGGTGGATGCGACAGGGATTGAACCTGTGACCCCCTCGGTGTGAACGAAGCGTGTTCCGCCTGAAAGGCCCTTGCTGCTTGGATTGGGCCTTCGCTACTTTCCGGTTTCGTTCACGGTGTTTTCGACCATTTGCGGGAAGTAACCGGGAAGCATCAGCGCATCGCGCGCCGCGCTGCCGATTGGTGATCCGGCCGATGATGCCCGTAGTGGCTCTCAAGGGTCGCCGTCGTCATGCCGAGATAGCCCGCTGCTTCCCACCCATCGACGTTCTGTTCCATCAGCCAAGTCGCTGCCGTGTGTCGGAGCCAGTGCGGCGTAACGCCCGAAAGCCCGGCCGCCTTGGCGCATGCGGCGAACCCTGTCCGCACCGATCCGATCTGCTCCCCGCCATGATGGATGACGATAGCCAAGCCCTTCTTCTCGTCGATGCAGCGCCAGCGTCGGAGGTGCGCCAGAAGCCGGGGTGGCAGCTTCACCAAGGGGCGCTTCTTGTTCGATGCTACGCTTTCATTCCGGCCGCGCCGATAGATGATGCCGCGCTCCAGATCGACCCAGGGGTTGTTCAGGCTTTCCAACCACGACAGGCGCTTGATCGCTGTCGAGCGAGTGCCGGTATAAAGCCCGATCAGAATGAAGCGCCGAAGGTGCGCCCGGTTCTCCCGACCGGATGATGAATCGCCCCTTTGCATGGTGGCGCGGAGAAGAGCTGCCGCCTGCGAGCGCGTGAGGGCGTCCCGGTTGCTTTCCGCCTTCTCGGGCAGGACAACCATCGGCCGGCGCGTCAGGTGATGCTCTGCATCCCAGTATCCGATCGCGGCCGATAGAACCTCAAGCTCGCGTCGCGCTGTCTGTGCAGACACCTTTCGGCCGGTCGAGCCCGTGCGGATGACCTGGGACGTTCTGTGGCGGACATAGGCATTGCAGGACGACCGCTTGACGTCAGAAAGAACCTGCTCGCCCCAGAAGGCGTTCAGGTGGTCGACGAAACCCTTCATGGTCGCGGGATCCGCCTTCAGCTGGGGTCCGCGCTCCATGCTGTAGAGCGCGAGGGCGTCAGCTACGAGGACTTGAGCGGGATCACTGTTGCCGACTGGCTTGGCCCATTTTTCCGCGATGAACGCGGCAAGTTGTCGTTCCGCGTCGTCCAGGCGTTCGACGCCGCAGCCTGTGCCAACCTCACTCTTTCCGTCACGGATGAACCAACGGTCGGGGAGTTGCTGGCCCGTCCGGTTGTCGATCCGTCCTTTGCGGAGGTAGAGGCGCGGGCCTTTGGACTGACGGGGCATCGAAAGAGGGCTTTCACAGCAGCGGGTGTAACAAAGTAGGAGCCCCCAACGCGGGAAGCCGTCAAGCGCCCGCGGGCGATCTCCGTCCGCATGGCCGAAACCGTTATAGGGAGCACTGCGCCAAAAACGGACGCAAACTCGACCAGGGTCATTGGATCGTCGTCGGTCCAGTCTTCCGGCGCCGGCCGGTCAGCGGTGCGGCATTTGAGGTTCGCGCTCATCTCCACACTCCCCTGCGTTCGCGCCGAGCGGCGTCTTCCTCACGCCGGTAAGGATCACCGAATCCGGTCTCGCTGATCGCCCAGCCCTCGCGGACGAGGATCGAGCCCAGGTCACGGCTGTCGACCGTGCAGACCGCGACATTGCGCTGGTATCGATCGGTCGAGGTGATGGTGCAGCGGGCGCCATTGGCGGCAAGCTGGCGGGCGCGGGCGGTCGCGGACTGACCTGAGGACCGAGCGACCGGCGAGCAAGCCCACACGTCGGGCCGCTGACGGCACCGGCTGTAGGGCGCGACCTCCCCGGCATCGATCCCAGCCAGGCGGACACGGTGGCGCTCGCCGTCCGATGTGACGCAGCGTCCGGAGTCGCCATCGCTCATCAGCAAGGTCGCGCAGATCAGGACGACGGCGCTCACGTTTGGTTGTCCACTACACGCAACCCATGCTCGAGGCGGTGGATCTTTATCTCGGTCTGCTTCTGCCGTTCGTCATCTTTGTTGCCCCACGGCCGAGGCGCCAGCGCCAACACTTCCGCAGGCTCTACCCGCAGCAAGTGTTCGTACACACGATCGTGCGGCACACGATCATCAACCGTGAGAACCACGACGCTTCCATCGGGGTCGGCGATTTTGACCTCCAGCCAGCCGTTCTCGTCATAGTGCATTATGACCACGGCTTTGATTTCGCGAGCGCTCATCCCTCCCCCTTCCCATTGCGGGCGAGGAAGGCGTCAGCAGCCTCGATTGCGCCAGGTTCGGGAACGAGTTCGACGCAGCGCGCGAGGTGTTCCCTCGCCTCTTTCAGTTCAGCGATCAGGGCCTTGATGGTGGCGGGGTTGGCAGCAGCGATGAAGGCCCGATCTTGAGGGAGAAACTGCCCGAAGTTTTGTCGTCCGAGCAGGTTCTCTTCCGTATACCACGGATCACCAAACGAGCAGCGATCCGCCAGCTTCTCCAGCGCGTCTAGGTCGATCATCCCGCGTCACCTGTCGGGGCGGCGGGTAGCGGCATCCACCATTCCGCGTCACCGTGGTTCATGAACCGAATAGGGTCGTTGTAGGCGTCACCAGGACTAGTTCCGGCCCACCACCACCCATCGTTACCGCGATACGGATCGTCGGCCTCCATGACGCTTTTCCAAGCCTCACCAACGATCCATCCGCCTTCTTTAGTTGGAACCGCGACGATGACAGGGTTGCCCTTACCGCTTTCCCTAAAGGTGCTGATGTCCTGCCACCCGCCCCCTGGCAGCGGCGATGCGGGGGCGGCTTGCTTCACGAAGTCCAGAACCACGCTCAGGTCATCCGGCGAGACCGGAACCTCGCGCGTCATCCTCGTTTTGTGATAGGCGATCCGCATGTTGTTCGCGGCGTGTTGCGCTGTTTCGAGCGGCACCAGGCGCAGCGCATCGGTGGGGTGGGTCATTGGTCGGACACCTTGATTGCGAACACCTCGACCGGATCAGGGCCGAAGTGAACGTGGGTGATGGTCATGATGCGATAGCCGCGCCAAGGCAGGACAAGCCGCCGCGCGCGGTCGTCGCGGGCGGGATAGCCGCGTGTCAGGACGATGCGGTCATAGGACCGGCCATCCAGCCGTTTGCGCCAATAGTCAGTGCGCAGCCGGAACTCTTCGACCTTTGAGCCGTCGCGGATCGCGTCAAAATATTCGCCGTTCAGGGCTAGTGTCAGGTCAGCCACGTCACCCCTCCTGCTGTAGGGCGGCGCGGGCTTTCTCAACCGATCCGTCGTGATTGACTTCGAAGTTCTGAGTGTCGGGATTGAACCAGATGCACTCATCTAGCAGCCGCACGATGTCCGCCAGCGTATCCGCTCGGGCTTCGGCTGCGGTGGCGCGGTCCTGTTCTAGATACCATTTACGCTCGTGTTCCTCGAACCCAGCGTTGGCGTTTGCAAGTGCCGCAGTGAGGCGCTGTGTCTCGGCTTGAGCGGCAGTGGTGACGCGACGGTTCCAGGCTTCGGTCGCCTTTGCCGGGGTCGTCAAATAGCCGAGCGATGCTCCGCACGACCGACATTGGGGCGCGCGGCTCTTGGGCGGCAAGTCGCTGTATTTGGCTTCGTAGTCGTTCAACCAAGCTTCCCCGCCACAGAACGGGCATGGAGCCAGCACCAACGTGTTCGCGTTAGAGGGGGTCATCGTTCCATCCATTCGTATTGGTCTTGGTAGAGCGCTTCTGCTGGGGTCGGCATCGGGTAGCCGCACCGGTCGTCGTCGTTCATTTCCCAAGACGCGACAGCTTCTCCCCATGCTTCAATGAGGCTGATTTCGTAGGGGGATCGGAAGGCGCGCCATGCGTATCCGATCTGCCAAAGCAAACGCCCCATCAGACTTCTCCCCCTTCCTGTGCGGCGGTCGATTTCAGGGCGGCGAGGCCAGCGTCGGTTATACGGTAGGCGTGGTAATCGTCTTTGCGGTCGATCCAGCCGCGCTCTACACCAGCCTTCAAAGTTGCCGGTTGGAAATCTCCGTAGGCTCGGGTCCAACAATAGATCGGCTCGCGAGGCCACCAATACCCGGTCGCAAACTCGGTTTTCTTGTCTTCCGAGGCCTTAAAACCGGCTGCACAAATGAGGCTTTGTCGATACTCCGCCAAAAACTCCAGAGCCGCTATCAGCCGTTGTTTCGCGCGACTCATTTCGGCGCTCCGATCTTGTCGAGAGCGGCCTGAGCGCCGACGTAGCCTTGCTCTGCATATCGCTCCAACGCCTCGACCGCTCGCCGCAGCTTGTCGTCATCCTGTGCGGGGACGGGAGCCGCGTAGAGGGGGCGAAGCCGGAAGCGAGGGTTCAGGGCTTCATCGTCAAACCAAGCATGACGAACGCCCGACGTGTGCCACTCCATGTCGTCGCCATGACGCCATTGCCACGCCACAGCCTCCCCAGCCGTTTCGGCGACAGGGGCTTCGGCGGGGGTGGGGGCATGGCGTAGGTCGTAGAGGTATGACCGGGCCTCGTCGGTCGCTTTCTGGCGGATGTCTTTCGACAATGCCTGTGCAATCACCAGATTGTCCAGCAACACGCGCAGGGTTTCGACCTCCCCGCTGCTGTGCTGGCCTCCCGAGGCGACAGGGGCGGGGCGGATCAGGGCGGCGCACTGTGAGAGCGCATCTTCGTCAGTTCGGCCCTCGCCCTTGATCCAACGTCCGTCAGGGTGTGTCCAGAGCCAGAACGTGTGCGCCTCGCCGTTCAGTCGATAGTCGTTGTGGACGGCGACAGACCATCCAGCAGCACGAAGCGCATCGGCGCGCGTCTCTCCGCTCGGTTGGGGGCGGAGGGCGGTTTGTTGCGCTAGCGCTTCTCGCGCTACTGTCTGCGCCTCTTCGGCTGTCAGCGCCGGTTCTACGGTGATGTCGGTCTGACAGTAACCGGATCGGTATTGCTGCTCGTCCGCGATCCTCTCCAACGCCTTCCCCATGCGATCAGAGCGTCCCGACCCAGCCAAGAAGGCATCAACCATTTCGTTGGCATCGTATGCGAGGTCAGACGGCGCGTCGTTCGGGTAAAGCTGTCCGAGCCATTTCCATGCGTCCGCCTCCCGCTCCGACCCGCTCGCTTCGACCGGAGCGGTGGGGGCGAGGCGGAAGCGCGCGACGCGATCCCAGCGCACTTGATCGCTCGGTGTATCGCGCAGCGGGGCGGCGAAACGCGAACCCTCAGCGTCAACCCTCTTCCCCGGCACTGGGTTCTCGCCGCCAGACCACGGCATCCAGCCGTCAGCGTCAGACTTGAACGCCAGATGCCCGAGCGCCGTGAGATCGAGGCACGAGCGGCCTTTCTCGATCCCACGTTCATAGGCAAACGTGTCCTCCAGGTCGTCATCTGTAACTGCGCGCCATTCAGCCAGCCCGACAGCGACAAGTCGCTCCTCAAGGTCGTCTCGGATGTCGGCTGGTATCAAATGCCAATCGCTGTCGCAGATTGCCGACCAGTAGTCCCGGACGTAACCAATATCATCCCCGCTCAGCGGGCCGGGTGTGGGGGCTTGGGTCATGCGGCGGCTTTCTGATGATGTGGGAGGGCGTCGACGGCGGCGATGCGGCGACCGATATGGGCCATGACGTCTCCGCAGAGCGCGATGAACTGCTCGTCCGACAAGGCACGTTTCGCGAGGTTCGCTTCCTCGCAAAGCCATTGGAGGTTTCCGATATGGTCTTGGCCGGCACGAGCCTTGGCCGTTTTGTGGTCGAGTTGTGCCGTGCGATCCAACCGGCGACCGGTCAGAGCGCAACGTCCGCGCTGCTCTTTCCAGAGGGACGCCAAGTCGCGGGCCGACGCCTTGCCAGGGCCACGCAACTTCATGGCGCGGCCCCAGAAAAAGCGCTTGGCGTAGTAGGCCCGCATCGTCGCGGTCCTTGCCTCTCGGTTCGCGTGGTGCATGGCTCGCTCACGCGCGCGTGCGGCGTCAGGGTCTGCGGCCCGCTTCCGCGCCATGCCGACACGTTTCGCCTCCCGCGCCTCGTCGGGCGTCATAGGAGTAGAGCGAAGACGGGTCAGTCCCAGGCCATTTGCCTTGCATTGGATCGTGCGCCGCCCTCTGCCAGGCAACATTGCTTCCAGTGAAGTAAGGGGCGCAGATGAATAATGCTCATGCAGCACGGCAACCTCCACTTCCGTCCAACGTCGATGTTTTCCGAACGTCCGAACCTTGCCCACAGATCGCCTCAACTTGCTGTATTCTTTGGCCTAACCATAACATACAAGGCACAGCCATACTATTTCCCAAGGCTTTATACCGGGGGCCATCCGCGCATTGTTCTGGAGGCTTTCCACGATACGGAATCTTGGTCCAGTCGTCGGGGAAGCCCTGCAGCCGCTCGCACTCGCGGGGCGTCAGGCGGCGGACAGCGGAACCACGCGCGCAAATGTCTGATTGAAAGCCGGTCGTCTGGTTGGCGCCGACTGAGAGAGTGTCCGCTGTCTCACAGGCCGAGACAATATAATCGCCGCCTTGGTTCCCGCCCGCAGGCCCCGCAGCCATGACGGGCTGAGCTACATCAGTCTCCCGGCCCTTGAAGTCCTTGCCGCTGTTCATCGGCATGATGGAGAAGGCGACGGCTCCCGGACCTTTGGCCTTCAGGCACTGGGCTTGCTCTTCGATGATCCCGAGGCCAGATCGTTCGCCTGGAGTTTGCCCTGAACCCTCACCCGACCGGTCAAGAGCGTCTCGGGTAATCCCGTAGGCGACGGCCGGCATCACGCCCGCATTCGCATGGCTCTTGCTGTGCCCGCCGGCGCGCAGAGTTGGCGACAGGCCCGACCTGGCGTCGGCACCATGATCCTTGGCGCTGAAAGCGATGATCTGAGCGTTCGGATCGGTCGAGGTCGTCAGGGCACCGATCTGTTCGCCAGTTTCATAGGCGCCGTCGTTTCCGGTCGTGCGGAATGCATGGGCTATCAGCGTCTCGGTTTCGTAGTCCTGCCGCCCCATGCCGCCCGCGTTCAGGCAATGCGCGGTGTGTCCGGTGCTCGAAATCAGCCCGCCGTCGCAGTCGAAGTCGGTTCCGAGGCCACCGCCAGCAGAGCTGCGGCTAGGGATGGTGGGAGCTGCTTTCCCCGCTTCTCGGCGCGGCGCAGGATGCCCCGACAGGCTGTGGCGCTCAAATAGAACCGCTGCGGCACGTCGCCAGTCTCCAAGGTATCCGACAACGAACACACGACGGCGTCGCTGGGCCACTCCGAAGAACTGAGCGTCAAGCACTCGGTAGGCGAACCCATACCCGAGCTCGACCATGCCCCCGAGAATGGCTCCAAAGTCCCGTCCGCCGTTCGACGACAGGACGCCGGGGACGTTCTCCCAAACCAGCCATCGGGGCCGGAGTCGGTCAGCAAGCCTAAGATATTCGAGGGCCAGGTTGCCACGGTCATCGTCCAGTCCGCCTCGTAGCCCGGCGATGCTGAAGGACTGGCAGGGGGTTCCACCAACGAGAAGATCGATAGGGTCGTATTGTCCTGCTGCGATCGTCGTGAAGTCGCCATGAATGGTGGTGTCCGGATAGTGGTGGGCCAGGACCGCGCGCGGGAACGCCTCGATCTCGGACAGGAAGGATGCGCGCCAGCCGAGCGGATGCCAGGCGACGGAGGCAGCTTCGATGCCGCTGCAAACGGATCCGTAGATCATCGCTCCTCCCCCTCATTTGCGGGGCTGTCTTCTCCGGTGGGGCGGCGGACCACGTCCTCGAATACGAAGAGGGCGTTGTGCTGCTCGATGATGTGACGAAACACGTCGCGACCAGGTTCACATCCGGTGGCCTGAGCGAAGGCGTGAACGGCGTTCAGAGCCGCGTCAAAAGCCGATGCGCCATCTTCGCCCCAGAGATCGACCTTGCTCTGTTGTGGTCCATGCTTCTCCCCCATCAGACGCGGGCCTCCGCGAAAGAGTCGGCATCGGCCCAATCGACCTCACCGGCATGGGCCAGCATTTCAGCCGACGCGACGCGCTCCATTTCGTCTAGAATCATCGCGGCGTAGGTCGCGCTCCCGGTGAATGGGCCTCCGTCGACCTTTTCAAGCCGCAGATCTTCGATCTCGTCACCTGATCCTGGGTCATCGCCCCAAGGGTCTGCGGGCGTTCCCCATGCGACCGTGTACGAAACCGTCGCATCGATCTCGCAGTAGTCGACCTCGCCATCCGTTCCGAACGACAGGCATGTGGTGAAGTGATAGCGGCGCGACATCAGCGGGCCTCCGAATGGGCGCGGAGGATGGCGGCGCAGAGCAGGCGCGGCAGGTCCGAAACCCTGATCGAGTCGAAGTCGCTGGCGGCGGCCTCGCGGGTCAGCAGATCGGTCAGCAGAAGCAGGGCTTCCTTGCCACCCACGATCCGCTCAGCCAGCGCCAGAGCGGCGTCTAGGCTGGTGGTGACGCTTTCCTGAGCGACGGAAAGGGGTGACTTCGGCGCCGACGGGTGAACCCAATACGTGCAGCTATCCATCGGGAAGCGGGTCTCGGCATAGCCACAGGCAGAGAGAACCTCGTCGCTAAGCCTATTGCTCCCGACCTCAGCCCCTTCCAGCTTCTCGATCAGCGATGTGATGGTCTCGCCCATCCTCTAGCCCTCCCTGTTGGAGGAAGAGGCGGCGCCATCGTTCGCGGCCCGGGTCCGAGCGGCCTTCTTCGTCAGCTTGATCTTGCCGTCGAAGCCGCGGGAGACGGAGCCGAAGCCCCTGCCCTGCAGTTTCCGCGCGGGTTCGCCCTGGCACGTCTCGCCGGCCCGGCGCTTGGCCCGGGCGATGAAGGCCATGTCCTTGGCGGTCTTCACCGCGGAGCATGGTTTGCGCCAGATCGCCCGGTTGGACAGGTCGTTGGAGCCGCCCAGGGCCAGAGCGACGATATGCTCGTCGATTGTGCCTTCGCGGGCGTGGTCGAGGCGTTCGCCGCAACCGCAGCCACACCGGCCTTTTTGATCCAGGGCGAGCTGGGCGCGCTGCTTCGCCGTCAGCGGGACGCGCTTCTCGGTCGAGCGATCCGGCGCCGGGATCAGAGAGACGTCGGGCCTCATCGTCCCGCCCTCCGATCAAGCTCGCGCTGAGCGTTCCACTTCAGGTCCGCTTCCATGCTCGGCTGAGCCAGCATCCATGACAGAAAGCCAGCATCGACCTCGGGCCACGGCTTGCCCCGGAACTTGCCGATTGGGCAGGTCGGCAGCAGGCGCGGCTCCTTCGTCCAGGCGACCAGATCCTGACCTGTGACGCCAGCGGCGAAGAGCGCCTTGAGGATATGAGCGGTGACATAGGCGTCAGGGCCAGCGCGGTGCGGCGGCATGGCCGTGTCGTGATCCAGGGCCAGCAAGCCGCGATCCTCCAGCCAGTAGCGCAGGACGCCGTTCGAATGGGCCGGAGCATCGGGCCAGACCCGGAGAGCAGCCTTGAGCGTGCAGATCGAGTGAGCGCCGTGGTCGCCGAGGAAACGGTTTTCGAAGTCGAGGTTATGGGCCACGACACCGGTCAGGACCGGGACGCTGGCGAACAGCTGGGCTCGCGTTTCGGCGAACGTCGGCAGTCCCGCCACTTCGGCCATGCTGATGTGGTGGACAGCACGCGTCTCGGGCGGGATGGCTCTGACGCCGCACAGCCACGAAACCGGAGCGCCGACGGTCCAGTTGCCGCCCTCTGTGGCGATCAGATCGCAGTAGCCAACCTCGACCACCTCAGCGGCCGGCGGCTCCATGCCCGTCGTTTCGAAGTCGATGACGCGAAGAACGACCATGCTCAGCCCTCCTTCGCAGCGATGATGGCGGCTTCGAGCGCCTTGGCCTTGTCGAGGTCGGTCCCTTTCAGGATGGCGAACTTCGCCAGCTCCTTCCGGTCCTTCTCCAGGTGCGCGATCTGCTCCGGCCGCATGAACGGCAGGTCGTCGATCAGCTTGTCAGCCCAGGCGATGACATCGATAGCCGAGCCCGTTCCTTCAACGGCGTTGGCCTCAGCGGGCCCGGCGGTCTGGCCTTCTCCAGTGATGGGGAGATCACCGGGGAAGGGTTCGCCCGCGTCGGTCTGGTCGGAGGCACCATCGGACGCGGGCTGTTCCGAGGCGTCGGAGGTATCCGCCTCGAAATCGGGGATTTGGTTTTCGGAGGCACGCGGGTCGAAGCCCTGCTCGCCCTGCACGGTCGTGAAGCCCTCCCGCGGGCCGTCGTTCGGTGCGGCGAGACGGGCAGCCAAGTTGGGCGCCGGGTGGTTGGTCACATCGCGGACAGAGCCGAAGGCCTGGCCCTCGACCTCTTCCGCCGCATATTCATTGCCGATCTCTTCGGGGAATGCGCGACGGAGTGCGGCGGCCTCGGCGCACTTCTCCAGCTGGCCACGCGGACGCTTCGCCCACATGCTGTTCGGGGCTTTCGAGTCGCGCTTGGCGGTGGCGTAGGTCTCGATCCAGTAGGTCTTGGGACCAACAAAGGCGACGCGCTGACCCGCGATCAGGCGATAGACCGTGCATTGCGCCCACTCGGGATAGCGGACGTCGACGCCGCCCAACTTCTCTTCGACCATCGGGCCGTATTCGGTGTCTTCGAAGCCGGCGAACGATCCGGTGCGCATGGCCGTCGTGCGTAGCTCGGCAATGCCAGGCCAGACGGTGTCGACCATCCCGCCCCGTTTGCGGTCGTAAATCGGGACGATCTGGACAGGCTTCTTGAAGATGTCGAGGTTGCGGGCGCGGCAGTAGGCCAGCGCCATGATGATGCTCTCTGGACGCTCGGCGGCCGGGAACACGGCATCGGTGAGGACGCGCCACGACGATTGATCGACGCCGGGGAAGCGCTCGGCGATGGCAGGGTGATAGGGCAGACGCGGCCCTTGGATGGCGACGGCATTCATCAGGCAGCTTCCTTGTTCGGGGTGTTGTCGTTGTCGCTGGCCTCGGCGGCGGCGACCTCCAGGCGCTCGTCGATCCGCTTAGCGGCCCACGGCGGCAGGGTGAGATATTCGGCGTCGCGGCGCGTTCCGCCCGGGCCCGGCCATTCGCCGGTGGCCACGCATTCGGCGAACTGATCGATGGAGCGGCGCAACTGCATCCGGCCTCGCTCCAGATCGGCGCCGGTAAGCACGGTCACGCGGACACAATGCGGCGGGGCCTTTTCGACCCAGACCAGGGCAAACTCTTCCATGGGGCGGCCGAGCACAGCCTCAGAGGCCATGCCGACCAGCGCGGCCTGCATGTGATAGCCGTAGTTCGCTAGCGAGCGTTCCAGGCTGTCGTCCGACACGCTGTCAGCGGTCTTCAGGTCCGCGAACAGGCCAGACGACGACGGGATGTTGTCGGGGCGGCTCTTTAGCCATGCGCCGGTCTTGTCGTCCTTGAAGATCAGGGACCGCTCGACTGCGCCGTCGAGGATGCCGGACTTGACCAGCGGATGGGCGCCCAGCGAACGGGCCATGCCGGTGATCGCTTCCAGCTCGGCGTCGGTGATGATCGTCAGGCCAGCCTTGATCTGCTCGGCCTTCCACTCCTTCGCCGCGTCGGTGCGCCAGTCCTTCCACTTCGAAGGGCGGATGACGAACTCGGCGTCGAAGCCTTTGCGGCCGAGGTAGAGCAGATGGTGCGCGGCCTTCCCGATGGAGAAGTGCGGGCGCTCCGGCTGATCCTTCGGGACCATGAGCTCGACGCCGTCCACGACCTGCGGGACGAAGCCCGCCGGGTTGTAGGGACTGGCGTGGAAATAGTGCGCCGGCGACTGGCTCCAGATCGTGCGGAGGCCTGACGACGAGATCGACGGGCCGACGCACAGGTCGCCATGATACTCGGCCATCGACAGCGCATAGACACCTGGGACCGAAACCTTGCCGGAAGGTGGCAGGGGTAGAGGGTTGGAAAGGCTCAAGGCTTCCTCCGAAGCGGGATTGAGAAGATCGCCAGCAGGCGCACGGCCGCGACGAGGATTTGGAAGGCGATCACAGCGACCAGAGCGCCGCGAAAATCAGGCAGCTGACGCCGAGGACCAGGACGGCCTTGATCAGGTTGACGGGGTAGCGGCGGGGCCGAGCGGGCGAGAAATCCCAGCCCCTGCCCTGCGCCTGGTTGGTGGCGCGGGCCGCGTCGAACCGATGGTCGGGCGAACCGGCGATGGGGTGGCGGATGGACATCACGCCGCCCTCGCCATCGCAGCTGGCGGAAGCGGATCGTTTTCCGCCTCCCGCGCGTCGCGGATCGCCCACGCCAGCGCATTGGAAACCGGGATGATCAGGCCGGGGTCTTCGGCGACCGCCATTTCGGAGGCCAGCCGCATCAGTTCCTGCGTGGCCTGATCGACGGTCATCCAACGGCGGGTGCGGCGGTCGAGAACCTTCGGCCCCTCGACGATGAAGAGCGGGCGATGGGTGAACGGGACCGTGCTTGGGTCCAGATCAGCGGCGGCGGCGATGTCCGCCAAAACGCCGGGAAGGATTGCGGAGACGTGGCGCATCAGGCGGCCCCCTCAAGCGTGTTCCAGTCGGTGTCCTCGGGCTCACCGTCGAACAGGTCGAGCAAGCGGGAGCCGAAGTTGGCGATCTCCTTCAGAGACAGGGTGTTGGGCTCTCCACTTTCGTCGATGCGCTCGACGTTCGCGAAGATCGCCGCGAGGGCGTAAGCCTCGGAGGCCGGGGAAGTATTGCAGGGAACGCCCATCAGGCCGCCTCCCCCGTCAGGACGCTGTCGTTCACAGCCGGGACCGCAGCGTCGGTGTAGGTGAAGACGCCGACCAGACGATCCGTCCAGAACCGGCCCAGCCAGCACTCCGACGCCGCCTTGCCGAACTGGCAGGAGATCATCTTGGGTTCGGCGCCGCCCGTCTCGGACACGATGCCCGCATGGAAGCCGTCGCGGCCCATGTCGAAGACCAGCACATCGCCGGGCTGAGCCGCAGCGAGGGTCGTCAGCTTCATGCCGCGGTTGAAGAACTGGCCCATGGCCATCCAGCGATCGCGCGGACCCCAGCCCGGCACGAACGACGGAGCCCGGCCGCCGAAGCATTGGGCGATGAAAGTCCAGCCGTTGAAGCAGTCAGCCTGGACCGGCGACGAGACGTAGGCGTGACCGATCAGCGAGCGCGCGGTTTCAAGCGCGGCGGGTCGGTCGATGTTGGCGGGATGGATAGACATGGGTCACTCCGTTTCGATGGAGTGACTGTGCATTCCTGCACGTTATCTGTCAATGCATAAATGCACAGTTTTGACAGGACAGGCTGTCAGCGGGTTGTGGTAGTGCACGCGTAGGCCGCAGCGAAGCAGCGGGTTGATCTTTTGGAGGGCTATATGAAAAATCTATCTGGCGCGGCTTGGGCTGCGGCGATTGCGCTAACCGCGACTGGCTGCGCAACGGCGCCGGTCGCGATCCCACTCTCGTCGCCATACGATCCAGCCGCACAGGCCGTCCGATCTGGCTCAAACACGATCTCCGGTAATGCCGTCCTTCGAACTGTCGGCGGGGACGTCAAAACTTGCGCTGGCTTCCCGGTCAAAATTGTTCCGGTGACGCCATACGGCACTGAACGACTGTCTGCCGTTTATGGGAACGGTTCGTCTGGCTACGCGCCCAGCTATGCCATGAAGACCTTCACGCCCGCCAATCCTCACTGGGAGACGGAAGCTGGCAGAACCGAGACTTGCGATAGCCAGGGCAACTTCACTTTCTCCAACATCGCTGACGGAGACTACTACGTGGTGACCGTCGTCATGTGGGGGGTGCCGCAATCGGCCTATTACACCGCGCAGCAGGGCGGCGGTCTATTCCAGCGGGTGTCAGTTCAAGGTGGCGAGACCAAGCGCGTAGTCCTGACGCAGAACTAAAAACGCATACTCGACTGCAATCAGCGGCGGCTCCCAGCGAGCCGCCGTTTTTTATAGAAAGCGCTTGATCGCTTGCAGCAACAGTCCGGTTATTTGGACTTCGACCTCGCCGCTATCACCGTCATCTAGCACCAACGGATCTACCCAACGTGGGTTTGTCGATCGTGGCCACAGCCTCATCCCGTCGGGGCCAATCTCAACCTCCTTCAGAGTGATCTCGCGTAAGGCGCCGCCGTCACGGGTGCGAGTCACTTCGACGATCATGCCGCTATTCAGGTTCACGCCGGCGTCTGTCACGTCAACGATGTGGGCGAGATCTCCAGGCGTTATGCCGCGCGCATTCATCGAGTCCCCCCTCACCTCTCGCAGCCATTGTCGAGCATGGGGATAGCGGCGATCAACCATAGCCGAAACGAGGATTGGCTCGTCCTGCGGCGTCTCGTCGAGCATCAACCATGCCCCGGCTTGCACAGGCCCAATGACCGGCAGTTCGTTGAAGGTTGGGGCAGACGCCGGCGCGGCTGCTAGCGACTGAGGAAGGTCCAGTCCAGCGGCCTCGGCAATCTTCCTCAGCGTAGCCGGCTTGGGCGTAAACTTGAAATCAGGATCATTCAGCGGTCGCGTGATCGTGGTCGGCGCCACCCCGGCCCGCTTAGCTAAAGCGAACGGCTTGAGCCCGGACACTTCTAGAGCCCGGGTGAGAAAAGCGCGTGCATCGTCGGTCGTATCGGCCATTGGGCGATTGTGCACATGCGCACGACCTTCGGACTGTGCATTTCGGCATTGACTTACCGTGCATTCCTGCACATTCTCTGCTTTATGCAAAGCCCCGCCCCCGAAGTGATCGAAGTCGAACAGCGCGCCAAGGGTGCTGGCCTCACAATGGCATCTGTCCTGGCAGAGGTTGGCGTGGCCCAGTCCACCTGGTGGCGCTGGCGTGAAGGCGGGGTCGAGCCTCGCCTCGGTACGTTGCGGAAGGTCGCTCACGCTCTCGACCGTCGGATAGCGCTGACCGCTGCCAACGACGACACCGCCACCGAGAAGGCGGCGTGATGGACCGAGCGATCATCACACATCGACTTCAGGAAGCAGAAGCCAACCTCGCCGAAGCAACTGCTGTGCGCGATCATTGGCTCAAGGTCGTGCGGGATCACGGCATCGCTGCGCCCGAAGGATCGACTTGGAGCAATCTCGCGCAACAGTTCGTACCTGATGATCATGAAGTCGTCAGCGACGGCGCTGGCGGCCTCAAGATTCAGCCGCGATCCTCCACGGCGTCGTCTGGTTCGCAAGCGAGGCCATGAGGACATGGAGGCTTGCGCGCGCAAACTTGACCACTTCGGTCTCCGGGTATTCCGGGGTGACGATGATGCGGATCGGAACGGTGAACTCCTGCCGGCTGCCTGGCGTCGCGATGCGCCACGTAACGACCGCCACGCGCTCCATGCCATGGCCGCTGTCTTCGTTGACGAAGCTGATGCTCTCGATTTCGATGGTCCGTTCGACGGACATTTCCAGTCTCCAGTGGGTTGTGACGATTCCACTGTGACGGCGCCGGCCGGGCTTGTCGCCCCCACGATGCAGCCCGGCCGGACTGCGCTGACGGGAGGGTGTTGACGTGCCCCCCTCACCGGCCCGCCTCCCTCTGGTCGTCGAAACCCTGGCCGTCGCCGACGCCGCCTATGGGACGGTGATCGACATCCAGAAGCTGGCCACCGAGGGTCGCCAAGCGGATGCCCTGCACCTTCTGGCGATGTTGGCTGAGGGCGTGGCCTCGCACCGCCCCATCATCCGGGGCTGCCTCGCCGCCGAGCGTCAGGCCGCACAGGTGCGTGATGCGTCTGAGCGGACTGCATCCACCATCGGACGGGTCCTCCGGCGCCCAACCCAAAAACATCTCCACGCCGCGAATGATCACCTTCCGGCTCCCGAACCACCTTCACCGTCTGTCGCCTGACCAGCCCTCGCCGGTCATCTGGAAAACCGCCCGGAACATCCGCAGCACATGAACAAGCTCAGCCATCGTGAACACGCCCGGCTCGCCCGCGAGCTGATCGACCATTGCGGCGGCCTGGAAGAGGCGGCCGGGGCCTGCCGGGTCCGAAAATCTGCCCTGTCCGGCTATCAGAACCCCGAAGACCCCTCGACCATGCCGGCCGACGTCATGGACGCGCTGGAGGAATACGCGGGCCAGGGCCCGGTCTATTCCGGCGCCATCGCTGAACGTCGGATGTTCCCGACGAACGTCACCGGGTGCATCAAGGAACTCGCCTTCGATCTGGCTCAGGAGAGCATGGACGTCGTCAGCGCCGTTCGTGAGGCCCTGGCTGACGACCGGCTGTCTCCGAACGACCTCGACGCCATCTCCCGCGCCGAGCGCGATGCTGAAGCCGCCCTTGAACGGGTCCGCGCCGTTCGCCGCGCCGCTGAGAACGCCAGCGATGATCGGAGGGCTGCCTGATGATCGGCCGCGCCCTCTATCTCGCCCATGTCGCGTTTCAGGCCGTAACCCGCCCGTTCCGTGAGCGCCGCGCCATTGCCGCCTTGCAGGCCGTCTCCAATGCCAAGGACGCCTATCGGTCTGCAAAGGTCCGCGGCGACACCCGCGCCCAGGCCGCGGCTGAGGCTGCGTTGCGCCAGGCCCGCACCGCTCAACTGCGCGCCGAACTCTCTCTGACGAACTTCGCCTCGCGTCCGCGAGCGCGCTGACCAACGGGACCGACCGCCCCGTTGAGCGGTCTTGATGGAGGGCCAGATGGCCAAGAAGCTGAGCGCCAGCCCTGACGGCGGCGAACCCAAGTCGATCCCTAACCGCGATGAGGAAGCTGTCTTCCTGTCGCACCTGAACAAGCTGCGTGTGCAGGAAGCCAAGAAGGCGGTCGCCAAAGCGGCGCTGGATGTCGAGGCGCAGGCCCTGACCGATCTGTTCCGCACCGCGAAGGCCGACGGATTCTCGCGCAAGGAACTGCAGGCCATTCTGGACGACGGCAAGGCCAGCCGCCGCGACCTGACGGCCGAAGAAGAGCGCCGCGCCAAGCTGCGGACCTGGGCGGGCCTTCCGGCCGGCACCCAGCCCGATCTGTTCAACCTGGGCGACGCCGCCCGTGATTCCGTCGACGCCGAAGCCCAGGGCTATGCCATGGGTCTGCGAGGCGAGGACGAAATCCCGCCCGAATGGGTTTTGCCGGCCCACGTCCCCGACTTCTCGCAAGGCTGGCGCCGGGCCCAGACCCGACTGGCTGAGAAGTTCGACAAGTCCGCCGCCAACGATGATCTGGCCTCGACCGCGGTGCAGGGCGCCGCCTGATGTACCTCGCGCTCGATCTCGCAACCTGCACCGGCTTCTGCTTCGGATTGCCCGACACCGGCGAACTGCCGGCGATCGGTCACATCCGCCTGCCGCAGACCGGCGAGGACGTCGGCTCCTTTCTCATTGCCTTTGAGGACTGGCTAACGTCGAAGGTCCGCGAGGTCGGGCCGAGCCTTCTCCTATTCGAGGCGCCCATCCTGGCGTCCAGCGCGACGCCGCACGTCACGCGCAAGCTCCACGCCCTCGCCGGCATTACTGAGATGGTCGCCGTCCGCGCTGCCATTGAGTGCTGCGAAGTCTATCCGGTCACGGTCAAGAAGGCCCTGACTGGCTCCGGCCGGGCGGACAAGGACGAAATGGTCCGCGCCGCCCGCGCGTACGGTTTCAACCCAGCGGTTCCCGACGAAGCGGACGCTTTCGGTCTCTGGCTGCACGCCGTGAAGACGCGCTTCCCGAAAGACGCCGGCCGCTGGAACCCCATCAACTTCATGGCCGGGAGGGCCGCATGAACTGCTCTTGGACTGACGACGAACTGGCGAAGGTAAAGATGCTTTGGCCCACGGGCAAAAGCGCCTCTGAAATCTCGCGCGTATTGCCCGGCCGGTCTCGGGCCGCTGTCATCGGCATGGTGCATCGGCTGGGTATCTCCCACCGCGAAAAACCGGAAGTTCCGACGACACGGGCGCCCACGGTCAAGCGCGACCGATATGCTGGAAACGGCTTGAACGCTCGTAGCGGCAAGACCTCAAAAGCCAAGCCGTTCGATCTGACAAAGTCGAAGACAGACAGCACGCCGAAACAGCGCTCCGAGAAGGCAGCCGCCGGCCGGGTCATCATCAAGAAGGCCAGCGATCCAGCGAACGACAACGCCATTCCGCTGATCGGTCGTCGTTTCGGTCAGTGCCCCTGGCCTGTTGGAACGCCCCTTCGCGCCTCCGAACAGCTGGCGTGCGGCGCCCCGATCTATGAGGGCGTCGAGAAGTGCGCCTACTGCCTCGCCCACGCCAAGCGCGCCTACGTCCGCGACATCACCCAGCCGAAGGTCAGACAAGGCCAGGATAGCGATGGTCGGAGGCTGGCGGCATGAGCCGAGCCCAACGCCGCGACTTCTCCGACCGCGTCCTGACCCAGATCGACAAGGACCGCCGCACCGCAGCCCAGAAGGCGCGGGACGCTAAGGTTAGAGCTGATGCGCGCATGGCCACTGCCGTCGCCATCGCCGGCATCGGCGACGCCGATCTGGTCCTGCATTGCGAAGGCGTGCTCTCGGCCGTGAAGGACGCCCTGTGCGCCCGCCTTGATGCCGAGGGCGCCGCCTCTACCTTCGGCCGCTTCGCCCACGTCTCGATCTACACAGGCCCGATCCGCCGCGCCGCCGCCGAACACGCCTTCGCCAATCTGACTAGGGCCGCAAACGACAGGGGCGACGATGAACCGGCGTGATCTGGTCGAGATGGAGCTGAACTACGCCCGGATGCTGCGTCGGGAAGCCAAGGCGCGCGCCAAGCGGTATCCATCCGCCGCCGAGCAACTGACCCGGTGGGCTGACGCCGCCGTGTCGCGTGCTGAGACCATCCGCTGCTGCCCTCTGTTCACGGAGAAGGCGGCATGATGGACCCGCGCGACCAGGACGAGGGTCCGAACCTTCCTCTGAACCTAGAAGCTGAACAGGCCCTGCTAGGCATCCTGCTCTTCAGCAACGAGGCGCACAGACAGGTCCACGACCTTGTGTCCGCTGAGGATTTTTCCGAGCCATTCCACCAACGCCTTTATGGTGCCGTGGTCGAGAAGATCGTCGCCGGGAAACTCGCCGAGCCTACGACACTTCAGACGCTTGATGCCGATCCTGCTTATGTCGAGTTCGGCGGCCTCATATACCTTCTGGACCTCGTCGACCACGCGCCTCCGACCAGCCGAATCAGGGATTACGCTGAGCAGATCGCCGACACGGC